ACAGTGGATAATGGTGAGCTGCCAGAAAATAGATTTTTTAATGCTGGTATATTTAAATTGACATTAAAATACACATAGAATAAAAACTTAAAGCGTGGGAGAAGATTATAGTTACCGCTAACAAAAGTGTTAGAAGCGTGAGTATAATCTCGTAATCCTTGGCCCTGTGGAAACGGCTGTAAAGGTGCTTGGACTGACATGGGCTAAAATCTTAGCCGGTAGATATTGGCTGGCCTGGTGCGCCTTGACCCTTAACACTAGATGTCGGTGTTGTACCAACACCCAGACCAGGAGCAAGCACTTGTTCTGCATTATCGTATCTGATTGTCATGGTAATTGTCATTACCTCATTACTACCATAGTTAGCAGCATCGTAGTTTACTGCTGAAAGATAAGCACCGTAGAGAGACCATGTTTCTAATACAGTAGGAGCATTAGTACCATTGCCACCATCAAGCACTTCAAAGGAAGCATTAAATTTATAATTAATACCAGCAGTAGACGAACTTTGTTCTTGGAAGTCTAATTGTTTTTGTAGTTGGCCAGCAACTAATGTGGATGCTGTACCAGATGCATCGTCACGAAGTTTGCAGGTAATATCTTCCCACTTATGTTTGCCGGCTATTTTAACTGTACTATTATAGATAGGGAGATCAATTGCTTCAAAACTTAAATTAGGACGTGCAAATTCCATAACCTGCTGAGTTATTGGGCCTGTATTTGGATCAATACCAAAATTTGTAAATGTAACTCTAAAGCGATACTGCAGCTTGGGCATTAATAACCCAACTGGTGGTGTATCTACTCCAACCGGAACACTCATTCTTGTTAATGATGCTGTTGCCATTTCTTTAATCTCCTAATATACTTTATTTATGGTAATTGATCCGGACAAAAATTTGAAGGTTTTTGTCCGGGAATCGATTATGCTGATCCTTGCGCTGCTATACTACCAGTGTTTTGAATACGCATTGGTATGTAGATGAACTCAACTGCTTTCATTGGTTCAATTGCAATATCAACAAATAATTCATTGGCATCAATGGTTGCTGGCGTATTATTTGACAAATCACAAACAACCAAGTAGTCATAAATTCCGCGCTGGCTAACCAGTGCGTTCATCAACGAGGTAATTTGGGCTCCAATTGCACTACGGGTAATTGTATCATTTGGTTCAAATAGATACTGGTTACCAATTACTTCCAATTGACCACGCAGATATGCTACCAATCGTGCTACGTTGATACGATCTAATGCCGTGGCTTGACCTTGTAGTGTGTGATTACCAAAGTTAGTAATGCCCGATCCTGGAATAAATGTAATTGGATTTACATCATTCATGTATAGTACATCACGCAGACCTTGATTTATACTTGTTGGAGTAAACTCGCCTGTGGGTGCATCAATATATCCAAGTTGTATAGCATTATCCACTACACCGCGGCGTAGACCGGCTGGGGCAAACCATGGATAGCTAACCGCATCACTACGAATAATTGTACGAATCATCATGTGACTTGGTGCTGTTACTACCAAATTGCCACTTAAATCTGTGGTTTTACAGCTAGGGTAGAATGCAGCCGCGTATGCTTGACCAACTGCTAAGTTACCGTCGCCTGTTATTGTTCCTAGACCATTGTTATTAGTTGCCCATGTAACTACATCAGCAGGTGATAAACGCAACGGTGTGTCAACAACAATAAATCCAGTATCGCCACGATCGTTGTTAAGAACAACCATGTCTGGTGCTATTTCTGGATATTGTGGGCATGCAAGCAAATTAAATTGTGTCTGAGTTTCACGAGTCTGAGTATTAGTTTCAATACCGGCTCTGAGTGCTTTAACAATCAATGCTCTTTGAGCTTGGCGACCCATGTTTGGACTTCCGTCTTCGCGCAATCCACTGGCGCTTAACCAGGTATTTGTTTGACTTGGCAACACATCTGGGTAAGGGTATGAAGTTGCATTAAAATAGTTATATTCAAATGACTTAACATTAAATCCTGAACGACGAGTATTCCATAACAACATACCTTGTGGATATAGTAAAGGATTTGGAGCATCAAGATCTAAATAATCACTTACCAACAAACTAGTAATTGATGGAATTGGATCAGTTACTGGATTAGTTGTACCATTTGGAGCCCAACGAGCATCAGCAAACACGATACCATTGATTGTTGTTTGATCAGAATTACTAATTGCTACCCATTGATCTTGTCCGTTAACAGTTTCCCAACGGTTAATCATTGGATATAATTCTAAATCACTAGTATCAATCCATAAATCACCGTAAACCAACGGGCTCAATGCGGTATTTGTTTGTGTTGTTGGTGCTGTAGCACTAAAGATTGGTCCTGTAGCATTAGTTTGACTTAAATTGTAACCACGAACATCGTTGGTTACAGTTTGATAGCCTACCCATGCTCCGTTATTTTGGATCATAATGTCAGCTGTGGTTGCATCACTATAGTACCAATATGTTCCTGAAATTGGATCAATTTCAGGAGGAGATGCCTGTGGAATATAGTTAAATGTTGGAGCAGATACCCAATTAGTAAGTGCGATTGCTGGACCTGTGGTATTTTCCAATCTAACGCCAATGCAGGTAGTGTTAAACCCAGCTTCGGCAACGGGTGTACCTTGTAGATCGGTTAACTTAATGTCGCCGCCAGTGGCATGTGTAAACACAATGGCCCCGGCACTGTTGATAGTAGCACTAACATTTGGAACATTTGCTGCACTGACAGCATTTATAAAATCTGCTGATGTGGTTCCAAGTAAAGTGGCTATAGCCGAAATACCAGTGGTAGTTCCAGGTTGTGTGGCAGCTATCGCAAATGTTAACGGCGTTGCAGGAGATGTAATTGTTCCACCCGACACATATGCAGCTGTAATGGCGCTGGCATATGATACACTAGTTGTAGTAGATCCTGTTACTGTATAAGTGCCGTTATATCCTGCGCCAGTACTAGTAAGGCCGGCCACAGTGATTGATGATCCAACTGCATATTGGAATGTTTGTGTTGCAAAAGCTAAAGTAGCGGTTGATCCATCTCCACTTGCTCCAGTTACATTAACAGTAAATGTAGGGAAAGTTGGATTAGTTACTGACCCAGTAACCACAGTTGGTCCTGTGGCATATCTTTCAAGAAGTAAAAATCCACTTGTGCCCGAGGCTGTACTAGGATATACATGTAACGGATCTATTTCTGCATAGGTAGTGCCGGCAGGAATACTTTGTCCACCGTTTACTGGATCTAATGCATAGATGGCATCCGAATCACTTGAATACACTGGACAAGGTTGTGTTACATAGGTACCAAGTGTACTATTATATCGTTTAACTATCAAGGTACAACCTAAGTTAACGCTATTAGTCTGTTGGAATATTGATCCAGTAGGAGCTGGATTAGAATCTGTAGAGCGCCATCTTGGAGCTTGATAGTTAGCACCGTAATTATACTCAGGCGCTTGATAGTCACCCGGGGTAATACCCAATGTAGTCAATGGGGTTCCTACACCATTTGAAATAAAGATGGCCCCTGGATCTCCAATTGTTCCACCGCTAACATAAGCACCTGTGTATGTGCTACTAAACGATACACTTGAATTGCTGCAGGCGGTAACGAGCTGATATCCGTTGTAGTTTGCGCCAGTACTAGTGAGTCCAGTTACAAGGATTTCATCAGTAATAGCAAATGGTGCTGTTTCTTGTGTGGAAAATGTCAAGGTTGCAACCGTTCCATTGCCAGTGGCGCCGGTCACTGCAATGTTACCGCCCACTGCTGTATTATCGCAATATAGATTTAAAGATCCACCAATATTGGCTGCATAAACACCAAAGTTATTCATGTTGTCATTAATATCTGACACTAATTGTTGAACTGTGTTTGTGGAACCAATTGTTGTTGTTATGCCATTAATTACAATTGTATTGCCAACGGGTAAACTAGAAGGTGCAGTAGTACCCTGGATTGTTGCCCACGAAGTTTTCCACTCGTCACTACCAACTAATACCCAGGTATTATAAAGTTCGTCTGCACTATAACTATCTTGTAACCAATGTGGTGCTTGAGCTGTTGTTGGGCCGCCGCGTTTGTAGTAAGTTGGATTTGTAGTGTTAGTTGCAACCACAGCGTAATTACCGATGCTGCCATAACTTTGCAATGGCACTGTAGAACTAGGTTCTAAATATACAGTATCCGTAATAACTGATGGTTTTTGATTTGTAAATGCAGAAGTTGTCTGATTCCATTGGTTAATTCCCCATAAAGAATTTGTGGTATCTAACCAATAAGTGCCATTAGCAGGTGCGCCAAATGGGCGATTTAGTGTAGCTGTTAGCGCCGAAAGGTCGATGTCTACACGCTGAACATAGGCCAGATTTGTTACGCCCAATGCTGAATAGGCGGCCAATAAGCCATATTCATTAAGTTCATATCCGTTAATAGGAGTACCAGCTGTGGTGTTATAGAAAAACGGAACACCGTATGTTGATAACAAATCTCGTTGGCTTGACATCAAATATAACTTATTAGCATTAACAGCTAGGGTGCCTGGAGCAATTCCAGTACCTGCACCAGAAATTTTATTCTGTGCCGTAGCTATTAAAAAATATGGTATTGAGCCGGCAGCGGCTGGTGTGTAATTACTTTGGTCGATTACACTAACTTGTACACCTGGGGATAGTAAGGCCATATCAAATTCCTTTTTATTAATATAGATATTTATCGGTTGCGGCAAAAAGAGTGCCGGATCACGTCCCTACTTCGTAGGTTTACTATCGAAAATATGCTAAATATCGGTATGAGACCTATGTGTTTAGCCTGTAATCAACGATTTAGAGCTGTAGCCTATCACAAAGATGATAAAATTCAATATCGCAGGCTATGTGAGTATTGTATTAAGCGCAGAAAAAAACTCAAAACTCCCAATCCTAAATGGCAACTAAATGGATATAAGAAAAAACCCACATGTGATCGATGTGGGTTTAGGGCAAAGTATGCTGCACAGTTACTGGTATATCATGCAGACGGTAACATGAATAATAGTGCTGTGCGTAATTTAAAAACTGTTTGTCAAAATTGTGTAGTAGAGGTCACTAAGTCTACTCTACCGTGGAAAGCCGGAGATTTAGCACCAGATCTTTAACCTGGGCAAATAGTGGGTCAAGACCGTCAGCATTGTTGTCAATAACTGCATCAAACTCTGTACCAACCCACGCCCATTCGCTAGGGTGTATATTGTATTCTGCAAGACGATCTTTGCTTAGGCGCCATTCGACATTCTTCTTGTGTCCACGATTTACGTTAACAGCTAGATCATACCATGCAGGTTCAGGACCGCGGACCACACGAATTACAACCCCGCCGGCATTACGAACTGCCTGTATTTCGTTAGGAAAGCGTACATCTGTAATAACAATATCATTATGTGCCTTTGACAGTTTATTTTCAAGGCTGGCAATCCAGGTATCATCGTGAAATGCTCGACGGGCAACTTCTGTACCCCAGAGTTGTAATACTAATCTAGGAGTAAGATTGGGCATATTCAGGCGGTTAGCCCACCATGGATCTACAGTTTCTCTCCAGGCTCTTGATTCTGTAGTACGGCCTTCCAGTAACTCACGGTCCCACAAAAATATTTTAGAAATAGCATCTTTTAACGGGCCAGCAAACGACTCGCGTTTAAATCCATATATATTCTGCAAATAGTCTGCTATTGTATCTTTACCACTACCCTGGAATCCACAGCAACCAATTATCATCTTAATTCCTTTACATTCAAATGCTTTAGTGTAGCTTGCAGCATGTCAATCTGACGACGGCAATCTTCTAAGGCATGGTGACTAGTAGGAGGTTTAGGCAGTTCTGGCCAGAGTGAGTAGATGGTGCGGCTGTCTCGGACTTTATAATATTGCCACGGAATAGGTTTACCGTAACTTTTGTAGGCATGCTCAAGAATTGTACAATCAAACGTTGGTCCTTGACACCACAATAAATTACTATGCCAAATTAGTTTGCCCAAACTATCCAAGGCTTGATCCAAATCTACCCGGCCTTCTTCCATAAATGCTTCGTCACGAGCAGCAGAAGGTTGAGTACTCCACCACGCTACTGTGCTTTCATCAATGCTGCGATTGGGTTGACTTTCAAGAGTAATTCGGGCATAATATTGTTGATTATAATATCCCGTTCCGAATGGATCAAACGCCTGAGCTGCAATAGTTAGAATAGTAGCTGTTGGTGCTACTCCGATAGTTTCGATGTCAATCATAAGATTCATATTATGATTATAACATACACTTTGAAAAAAATCAACTAATACGGTAAATAATAGTGTCGATCGCGATGTTGGAAGCATCCACCGACTCTAACAGTTTGAAAGGAACTATCAGCATGAATACTTATCCACTTAAATTTTACGTCTATGCATATTTGCGAAAAACAGATTTAACTCCATACTATATTGGTAAGGGTACCGGCAATAGAGCCTGGGCAAAAGATCACAATGTCAAAATTCCAACTGATGATTATCGCATTATTATCGTTGAATCTAAGTTGTCAAATATCGGAGCCCTTGCCATTGAACGACAACTAATAAGATGGTATGGCCGAAAAGACTTAGGAACTGGAATTTTACGCAACATGACCGACGGTGGTGATGGAGCCTATAATCGAATACCTTCTGAAAAAAGAAGATTAGCGTGTATTAAATCTAATAAGG